CTCGACGAACAAATATACAACATCCTTAGCAGTGTAAGCAGCTTTGAAATTAGGCGTGTACACATAGCGAATGTTTGGGTATGTCGTATCCATCCAGTCGCGAACCGAAACGCCTGTGCCAGACTCGCGCAGATTGAGGATCCCACGATAGCCTGTAGGCATAGTCATGACCATCGGAGCGTTATCATTCAGATTCCCGCCCATTTGAGTCTCGATGGCGTTTACCATTCGCGTGATGTCTTTGGTCACCGAGGCAAATGTACCTGAAGCCAGCCATGGCTGCTGACCGCCGACGGTTGCATCTGCGTAACTCATATAAGCTGGCAGATTCGGGTCATTAAGAATGCCGTACGTTGTCATGCCGCTGACGCCGTTGAATCCAACCAGGTTGCGTGATGCATCCAGAGATTCGATTGCTGCATTCCGCTTCTCTGTGGCAGCCTGGAACTGGTACGCCTGTTGGCGCAGCTGCTCAAGGTGATCGACCTTGAATCCCTGTTCAAACCGAACGACAGTGCGTTTTTCTTCCCCTGGGTTGTAATCAGCCAGAGGGATATTTGCATTGTCGCCGTAGAACTCGGCCTTGCCGGTCGGCTCGCTGGTGCGGAAATGGATGGACTCATCTTCAAACTTTCCGACAGTTGACACCCCGGCGATGTCATCGATATTCCGAGCTTGACTGATGACACGAAGCACACCTGGCATCCATGTTTCAAGCATATTGCCGGGCATACCGCTGGCTGCCGGACCGGGCCCAGTCCACGCCGAGTCTAGCGCGCGGAAGTCAAGGCCCAGATTGTCCAGGTCTCCTTCTGTTAAATGCTTTGCTCTACTATCGTCAAACGTCCGGTTGGTTACCGCTCTTCCGGAAGCGTGCAGACTTACTTTGCTTTTAATCATGTCTTCTATCCTCTATTAAGCTGCTGGGAGCGGGCCGGTCAGACTGACCACTGCCACCTTTTTGCCAGACTCTGTTGAGACCGCATGTCGCGAAAATACCGCGCCAGTGATTTCTGTATTTCCTGCCCCGCTGGCGTGAGTGATAAGGCCGCTGGCGTTTATGAAATACACCTTACCACCTTCAACTGGAGCAGCAGACGCATCCAGATCAACGAACACCTCACCCATGGTCAGGAATTCTGCGACGGTGTTATTTGCAGCATACGCCGTCTCAATGGCGTATGTTTTAGGGCTAATCATGATACCAGCGAAAGCCCCTGTGCCGCCTGCCTGCACAGTCTCATTACCAGAGTTTTCCACGGTAAATGCCCTGCCCCATACGTTATTTGACGCCGTACCAGTGTTCAGTACTCCGGTCTGCACACGGGTCGGGCCATGGAATGCGAGATTGCCAGCGACGCCGGAAACCATTTTTGTCCTGGCTGTGCTTGGAATAGCCATTATTTAGTCCCCCATAGTTTTTCGGAAGTTGACTTGCCGCTGACTCTTGGTGCTGAATCAGCAGCTTTTGCGGTTGGCGCTTTGGCTGCTGCCAGATAGCCCTCGATTGTGGCAATTGACATGGATGCATCGGCGCATTTGAGCCCCAGCTTGTCCATGGCATAAACGGCCACGTCTTGAGCGGATGTCATGCTATCGGTATCGAATACGCCGACATGAGGCACGACGCGCTTTACCAGCGAGTCACGCGCCGCAATCTCCTTGATCACAGACTCTGCGCTTACTGGCTTGTGATCCTTCATCGCGCGGACGAAAGCGATTGCTTTGGCAGCCGAATCCATGCCCGTCAAGTCTTTCAACTCCTCAACGATGGTTTCCAGCTCAATCGCCACGTTTTCGATTGCCGGCTCAGCGGCGGGTTCGGTCACCTCATCCTGCGGCTTGATTGCTGCGGCGACAATATCTTTGATGACCTGGAGCTGCTCATCCGAGAATGGTGCAGCGTCCTGCTTTACTTCTATTTCTTCTTCCATTTTTACTTCCTCCATTGCATCACATGTGATTCTGTAACTGTCCATAATTCTTACATCAGGACCCGTTCTACCCTCATCCACCAAGGCAAGATGGTTTGCAATCATGCCACGCTGAATGTAATCGTATGGCTGGCCTTCGAACTCTCCGCTTTCCTTTATGTACTTGCATCTGTAGGATGGCGAGAGCTCTACCTTGCCGCCTTCGATCTGCTCCTTGACGAATCTGCTGTACAGCTTTATATTCGCCTTAAGATACGGGTATTCGAAATACACCTGCTCGCCGACGGCTCCCTGAACGCCGACTTTTTCCGGGTCTTCACCGTCTCGTCCAAGAAAAGTATGGTTGTCTATAAACGGCATCAGCCGAAAGCTTTCTATGGTCAGTGGATTGGAAAGCTCCTCTTCCGGCCTGTAAACCTTATAAATCTTATCCGGATCTGGCGCGCCAATCTCGGACCCGAGGTAATCGAACACGCCGACTTTGGAAATGTTGGTGTCCGGGAAATGCCAATAATGATTGGCGTCAACCTCTTTTTTGTCTTGAGATATGCTATCCATGGCGGCATTATACCACATTAATCAAAAAGTCAACTCCGGTATGGCTCTGCATCTGCAATTAGGTTCAAGGCCCGGAAGCGTAGGGCCGCCATCGTCGCCAATGTGCGGAGGGTCATTGTAGCTGTAAATCTGGCCGTCTGCCTCAACGTGCAGCGGTCTTTGCGTTTTCCCGCCGGATGAGTGTAGCCACCGGAACTTGGTTACTCCAGCCTCCTGAAGTCTCACGGCATTTATGGTGGATGTCATCTTGCGGGTTTGGTCCTCGGCTATATTCTTGGCTATAGACCGCGTAACACCCTCGATGTTCATAAGCTCCTCGAATATTCCCGCAGCTCCGGATCCGCTGGAAACCGCTTTCAGCACCCTGTCATGGTGCTTTTCTCCGACGCGCTTGATCATGGCGACAAATTCCGCTGACAAGTCGCTGATCTTCCGGTCTACCGCCGGCGATGAATCTGTGAATTTTATCGAGAAGTCTTTCAGCGTGGATTCAAGCGACTTGACCGAATACCTGTTAATGTCAGACAGAAACCTGTCAGCTATGGCTTTGGCCTTCTCAACAATATCAGGCATATACTTGCTATATATCCTGTCTATGATGGCCGATATGTCCTGCTGCCTTGAGTCCATGGCAATCAGGCCGGACTTCCTCAGCTCCGACCGCGATTCAATGACCATAGGCAAAAACAATTTCAGCACCTCCGGTTCCATCCGCTGCATTACCGGCACCGGATAGCCGGGCCCATTAGATGATATCTGTGCCCTCGGTTTCCGTCTCAATATTTTCAAGTTGTCCGGCCTCTATCCCGAAATAATCGCTTTCGCGGTCGTTGCGCACCCTGTTCCTAATGTCCTCGCCATCGATTGCGCCAGTATTGTACAGCAAAGCATCTCTGTCCGCTTTTATCTTGTCGATTTCCGCCCATTCCTTCGCCGTCGGGCTGTCTGTCGGAGCCCATTGAATGTCAATTTCGCCGCTGATAGGATTGCCAGTTGACCTGGCAACGATGGCATAGTGTTTTGATAGTAGTGGTGACAGGTCATGCGTCTGAATTGATTCAAGCTCTTCGCGGTAGCTTCTGGCCTCATATTCGCCAGTGGCGTTAAAGCCCTTGGGTTGCGTCTGCATCAACTTAGTCGCCGGGATGTTCGCGGCGGATGATACCAGCTGGTATTGCGTCATAATCACGTCATCGGTGTCGCCGAGCGCAGTGTCTATCTGAGTAATAGATTCATCCTCGCCGCATATTTTTACGCCGAAGTTGTCCCGAAACCGCATCCATTCTGCCAGATTGGCTTCAAGCTCCTCCGGCCTTGACAGAGCAGAATCAGACACCTGTAGCGATGTCAGCCGCTTCGTCATCATCAGCAGGGGGGCTTCGTTCGCGCATCTCTCTGCGGCATAAACTCGCTCCACGATTCGCTGCGGCAGCGACACGCCAAAGTAGTTAAATGATGGCTTAAGTAAGTCAACAACCGGAAACGGGCAGAAGAAATGAAAATGAGAGTGATGGATGACGCGGCCATGAACATTCCAGAATGTCGGACGGTAAAACATCTTGCTTAGCGGATTGTTTAAATTCTCCTCATCAAGTTGAGGCTGAAGCCAGCTCACGTCTACCACTTTCATGCCCCTGTATGCGCCCCGCGCCACGCCATCAAGGTTGAATGGGTTTCGGTAGAACTCATCCGGATTCGCGCTGTCGATATCGAAGTAAACGGCAGAGCCGCCGTACACCCTGCCAGTGTAGATCATTTCCTCCGCCACTGCTGACACCCGGTACCTGACATCCAGTTTCCGCAGCCCCTCGTGCTCATCGCCGAGGAAGTAACCGTTCCGAATTGCGTCACGCGCCGGTATTCTGCACGCCTTGTCTATCAGCCAGTTCGTGCCCAGCACAGCAGCAGCCTGAAATCCTATAGATACCGAGCCGCCCGAAAAAAAATCGATTTGCAGGGCGCTGACCGCGTCATTCCTTAATGGCTTGCTGTCAGCAGCATACACGGGCGCCGCGCCATCTGGCTGCATAGGTATCGGCAGGCCTGGCTGCCTCCTCATCATCCCGGCATTTACGCTCAGAATGCTTTTTTTTCGTTTCTTGCTCATTTTGAAAAGAACCCTTTTTTACGCTGGATCATGGGTGATAGGGCATACCTGCAATTATGGACCAAAACGCCAGAAGCAAAGAACTCTTCCGCCTCGTCTACCATGATATCATAAACATCATTTCTGTCTTTTGTTGCGGAAACTTTGAGCACACGTTCGACAGCAAAACCTTTGCTTGCAATACTTGTTACAGATAAATTCCGCCCCACAACCCTCGCATTTCTTGGCGATATTATCAACCCCGCTGGCCCTTCTAAATGCTGATTTGCAAGCATTGGAGCAAAACCTTTCATGTCTGCGGTTGCTTTGCGTAGAGAAGACTTTGTCACACTGAGCGCATTCCCTGTCTTCCGGGATATAGCTATCTTTCCACATTGAGCCAATTTTCCTATGAAAAGCAAGACCCTCCTGAGTCGAGTGCCATGCTTTTGCAAGGTGATTAATTCTTGAAAGATTGGCGCGCGCCCGCCTAAGCTGGTCAGCGTCAAGAGGGTGGCGTGCAAAATGCTCTTTAACTGTAAGGCATTCAAGGTTGCTAATGTCATTATTGCCCGGGTTGTCGTCAATATGGTGGATGTGGTGGCCATCGGGTATTGGGCCGTGGTGGTCAGACCATATTTCACGGTGCAAATATTTGTGCGGAAGAACCCCCCACTTGCAGCATATATAATAGACCCTGTCTGATCTTTGCTTGGCATTCGGGTACCTGCGATATGTTTCGCCCTTGTATACAATCGATTCAACCATGTTGACCTGCCTTCTGCGTCAGTTATGATTTCATCACTGTACCTCATAGAATCCAGCCTTGCAAACTTTTCTTTATTTGAGCAATATACCAAGTGATTCCCGGTCCCGCGAAGCGTTCTTTTGCTCGTTTTCAGTTCCCAGATTTCAGCGTTCTTCTGGGTTAGCTGGTGATGAAGAACCCGTCGATATCCTTTTCTGGTTAGGACCATATCCCCAACCTTGATATGCTCGATTGCTATCGGCCCCCTTGACGTGGTTACTAGCTGGCCCTTCTCTATGCATGCATCTAAGAAATGGTTATTTGCATCAATGATATACGGCAACACATCGCCTGAATTCTTATCAACCTTATAGCTGTAAAGCCGTGATTCGCGTATGGTCTGTTTGCACCGTGGATGTATTATAATTGATTTATACGACCGCAGGTGAGCGATGCCATCCTCAACGCTTCCAGGCCATTTCTTGACTGGCTTGATAAATGGCAAACCATTACGCTTTACATGGCTGATTGACTCCGGCCTGGCGCTATCTGCGTATAT